TAAGAAGATGCTATCTGACGTTTCTTTAAAATAATAGCATGCTTCCAATGTAATTCAGCTAGATGTTCATATAGAGCCATATGATACTGAGCATCTCTCACCTTTGCAAAGTCAAAACGTTTTTCTTCTTTATCATATATAGGTAGGAAGTTTAACCACATGTAGTAGTCTCTAGAAATAAACCAAGTGATTTGTCCACTATGTACTATAATACCCTTACGGCATTTGTTCTTCTGATCATCCCAATATTTAATAAAGTCTTTAGTCTTTACAGGAGCTGCACAATAGTATCCTTGCTTTTGAAACTTACGTCCTTCAGCATTGAATATCATACTCACCTGATCAAACTGATATTGACCAGGTTCTTTAAATAAAGGAATAAGAAAATCTCGGAATTCCTCACGTGAATAAAACACGGTGGTATCCCAAGACCCATCTTTATAGGTTGGTATTTCTGAATATATATTATCTAATTTCTCCACGTGTAAGATCTTCTATCATTCCTACATCACCTTTTGTACGGTGAAGCATATCTAATAGGGTGTTTAAATGCTTGCTTTTTAATACAGCATGATGCTGGCTATTACTCCAATACTCATTATAAACGTTTCTTGGAATAGCATTCCATAACTTATTATATGGATTATAATGAAATACCCAATCAGACATATAACTTGATTCTGGTATTAAGTCTTCCCCAATAGCAGCAAACTCTTTAATTTCTAAATCTGTGTACACTTCTGTTTTCATAAGTTATTTATTTTAAGTATTTTAATCCATCCATTTACCGTGAGTTCTTAGATGCCAGAATCTATGCTTTAACACCTCAATAGTTAGAGCAAAAAATGTGTCAGCTTCATACGTACCTGCTTTACAGGTTAATTTAAACTTTGGTTTCATAGGTTTTATTTTAGCTGTAGGAGAAGGAGTTGAACCTTCAAACAGTGATTCAAAAAGTAGCACAATGCTTGCAAGCTGGTGGTCAACCCCATACTACTTTTCTATTTCATGATCTGTGCCCACGAGACGAGTGGGTGTGTTTACCGGGGTCATAACTGAGACAACCCAATTTCACCATCCTACAATAACATCTTTTACAATCCATTTATCTCCTGCATACATTAGTAAGTCATCGTATGTTTTAAATTGCTTACCTAAATGTACACCAAAAAATCCAGTTTTAGTTCCTCTTCTTTTTAACTCATCATCATAGATTAAACTATCACAAGTGAAGTCTGGATGATTTAATAAGCTAGGAGGAAACAGTCCTAATACATGATAGTTTAATTCAGAACTTTCACTCTGAGTAATTAGTATTTCGGGATAGGGGCTGTTCTTAAATATAATAAAAGGATTAGATGGTCTATTAGTCTTTACACCATACCTAAGTCCTATTGGTTCTAGATCTGGAACATTCTTAGAATAAGAAAACATAGGGTCTAAGTCTGAGAACTTCATTCCTAAAAAGTTTTCTAAAGCTGCCTCTCCTAGATATCCTCTAGTAGATCTAGACTTAATCTGATTAGAATCTGCTGTGTAATGAAGACCTACATCATCTAATTTATTATCAGACCATTTTACACCAAAGTTTTTTATAAGACTACACTGCTCTTGAGATATAGTTATTTCTAAACTATTCTCTAGAGCTTTCTGCATATTTTTCTTATACTCTTTCTCTGGGTTTATATATCGTACACTACTACTGATCATATGCTAAGTCTTGTCCTCCTCTTACAGAAGACTGTTGTTCATCCATTAAGTCTTTATAGATTCCTTTATAAGATTGTCTTACAGAATCAAACTTCTCAGCTATTCTTAAAATACCTACAGCTGATCCGTCTCTACCAAATGTAGGAGTTTCTGTAGCTAGCACTTTTCCTAGATTATCTAGAGCTGTTTTAATTCCATAATAAGCTCTTGATGTTTCTGTCTCATACATCTGCTTACATCTTTGTAATGCAAACACTATAGCATCTTCTTCTGTAGAAAAATCTCCCCCCACTTCTTCTAATATCACTTCTTCTTTTTCACTCTCTGGAAAATGAAAGAAAGGATTTAAATCTGGATTAGGACAGGTCATATAAAATAGATACGTATATATGTTTAAATATTCTAAAGGGTATTCTGTCATAATGTTCTTAAGAAACTTAAGAGTGTAACAATGCTCACTAGGGGTAACATTCCCATTTTGTATATCAAATAATCTTATCATTAGTTCCAGTGTTTATTTTCCCTTTCAAAATAAAAGGTGAGGTCTTGCTTAGTATTGTCATAGTATTCTGCTACAACATCACTTTGAAATCTACTTCCTATATTTTCATACAGAGAAGCTGTAATAATGTTACCAGTCACCTTATTTCTAAATAACTTAGTAAGCCATGTATAGTTACCTCCACGAATAACTCCTCCTTCTACTAAAAGATAATATTTATAATTGTGTTCTGAGAACTTAAACCAATTATCTATATCTTGGTCTGCTTTCCTTACATAGATGTACTCATTTTCATCAGGATATGGAACATGAATTGGTAATATATCACACATATCTCCATCTTTACTTAGATTATGAGCTAAATGCATAGCCACAGTAGCAGAATAGTCAGGACTCACCATAACTAAAAGAGTGTTATCAGCTGATACATCTGGATACTTTTCAATGAGCTTATTGGTGAGTATAACAATAAGGTTTTTTTCTTTAGAGGGAGAAACTTTTAATTCTTTTCTCATTAGTATTTTGGTTTTAGTTTAGATCTATTATCTTCTAACCAATGGATAAGAGCTATTGCTTCTGCTTTTAAATACGGTACATCATAAGGAACAACATCCTTCACTATAGGATCACCATTAGAGTCTAAAGCTGTAATTGGATTATCATATTTATCTCTACCAGATTCTTCAAATAGAATATGATGAAGAGTAAGAGTTCCTGGCTTTAGTTTAGGATTGTGTTTAAGAATAATAAACATGTACATAGATAGTTGTAATGCATAGTGCATAAAATTACAATCATCTAGATGTGATAGAGGGGTTGACATCTTTTGACTAATACCCTCCCAACTAGTAAAGCCTTCTGTCTTAATTTCTTTATTAGTCTTGTAATCTGTGATGTGCACCTCACCATTAATCACCTCAACGATATCTGACTGACCACATATGCCGGCAGATCTAAGATAGACTAAATGTTCTGGGTATATACCATCTGTAAGTTTCTGAGCTGGAGAATATTTACAACCATCTTTCTCTATAGGTTTAAATACAGGAACAGTGACACCATGTCGTTCCATGTCATTAAGTTCACAAAGGTCTGCTTCTCTACAGTTATGATACCATGTACCTAATGTTGTAGCACGAAGAGCTTCTGCTTTCCAAGCTGCCTTAATATCTTCAGGAGTCATACCATACCACTTAGACTTTTTAGACTTAGCAGTTTTTGCAGCAATAACATCTGCATCAAAGGGCTTCTTAAAGTTTCCTATAAAACTAGTGACAGATAACCAATCGGTTTGGTCTGTTACATCTATGCTTCTATATTTATGATCTTCTGGTGTAAATATTAATATGCTCATAGTCCTAATTTTTGATTGATTAAATCTTCTTCTTCTTGAGTCACCTCAGCATTCCAATGTCCCTTTGGACATTCTGAAGACAAAGATCTAGTCTTAAAACCTAGGGAACATCCGCAACCTCCTAGCTTTTCATTACAACATGGGGCTGTACCTCCCACCATACATCCTACTCCCTGCACATCGTAAAGTGCACATTTCACACATATTTGCATTCTCTGTTGTGCAATCTCTTCTACATCATCTTTTTTAAATATGGAATTAGTTACCCCCTCAAGAATCTGACCCTTGGATTTCCATATCTTTATTATGTTCTCTCTTAGACTCATTTGTCTGTAATTTATGTAGTTTAATAAAATCTTTTCTTTCGTTCTCTTGTTCTATTAACTTATTCATAGCTTTAAGATCAAATAAACTTTCATCTGTTCTAAACCTTGTAACTATTTCCTGTAATCCTTTTTGTTTAAAGTTTTCTTTAAACTTCTCTAGCATTTCAATCTTATCATCTAGCTTCCAATGCTTTATTGTAAAGTCTCCTAGGTTGGTCAAATGCACCCTACTATGTTTTAATGCAGATAGACTCTTTCTTATTTCTTGCCAATAGAAATCAGTGACATCTTTTACCAATTGCTCTGGTATGTCTAGTTCAACTGCCACCTTAGGAATAAGTTCCTTAGCTTTCTTGGGTCTCAATTGATAAGAATTTAAAATCTAATAATACGTTCCCTTTACTGTGTACATTTATAATGGGATTGATGTTAATCTTCTTTTTATTCTTTCCTTCTTTTACAATAAGGTTTTTCTTCTCAGCTTTAGTTAGACAGTTTCTAACTGACTGCTGAGAGGAGAATATATTTTTAGTATGAGCTTTTGTACAAAAATTAGTTAGTTCTTGTTCTCCCTCAATTGCTAAATAGGTTAGACAATCTAAATCTGCCTCACTCACTTGTATGTTATATAGATAACAATGCGTAAGAATCTGATACTTGACAATTTGCCAAGTGGTCATTCTCACTCTTTTATCTACTTGGTTTACTATTGCCATTATAATTCTATTTTAAAACTTATGTATTCTTCTCCGGTTTTGCTCCAGTTTTGATACGTTAAGATTTCTTCTGCTCCAAATGCTTGAAATACTTTCCATGATGCTCCCTTCCTTGCTTCCCCTATAAAATACTTAAATCCAGAATCTGTAGCCCAATCTAATGCTTCTTTAATTAATTCGTGTCCTAGTCCCTGCCCTCTATGGGAAGGCATGACAGTGAATGAGTCTCCTTTCACCACATTGTTACTAGTCCATGACATTATAATTTCTGCTACAAGATCGGTTTTATCCTTAAACCATATACCCTGAATCCCATCCCCTTGAGATAAGAGATATGTCTTATACCTCTCATCCCATTGGATGGGCTTAGGATGTTCCTTTTCAAACTTGTAAGCTAGCTTATAGTCTCGTAGTTTATAAAGGGTGGTCATAGGGATTAGTTCTTTTTTAATTTTTTAGCAGGTACGCCTTCAGCAAATTGCTCAGCTGTTGGTATAATAACATCATCACCCACACTTAAACCAGCTTCAACAAGTTCTGGATTTGCATCCAAGTCTTCTTGTGTAACTGTGTGAGGAGTGCCTTGAGGCTGCTCTGACTTTTGACCACCACCTTGTGTAGTCATCTGTGCAATAAATGATAGGGCTTTTAACTCTTCAGCTCTGGCAACTGCCAAGCCTGCGTTAATCTCTTGTAACTTCAATTGAAACTCTTTCACTTCAATTTGCTCTTTAAGGAAAGATATAATCTCTTCCTTTGTTGGAACCTTTTGTTCTTCAGACATAATATTTGGTTTTATTTGTAATTAAATTCTATAACTCTATTTCTCCCTCTCCATCACTATTAGATGACGTAGAAGAATTCCCATTGTGATATTCATGATGGGCTTTCAATAATTTAAAAAATTCGTAAAAAGGGGTGTCTATAATATAAGTGTCCCCGTGGTCAGTAAAAATAGTAGTGGCGTTATACACCAACTCTTCCTCATCCTCAGATGTCTGCTTAGCAGCAATCACTATATCTAGATCAAACATAAACGGCATCCACTTTCCCTGATCATCTTCTATAGAGAGAAGATCCATCTTGTCTGGTGCCATAGTGTGGCAATGTATATTGCATTCGTGTAGATTCATATTGTTGGTCTTATATTATAATATACTTAAAAAGTTTAAACTACACAAATTTAATATTATCTTATACATAGTGTGCTGATAAGATATCCCCCCTAGCTTCCCTCCTATGTGAATATCCCCTCTATGGGTGTAGAATAAATTTTTTTACCCATAAAAAATACTCCGTGTTATGCGGTGGTATTGCCTGCCCGATCAGACTACCCCACCATAATTATTGACGGGGCTACCCCGTCATCACTCGTAAACTCGTTATATTATGGCACAATTATCAATTGCAATGCTTACAGAGAAAGCATTGGGTCAGTTAGACAAACTGACTTTCAACCTTGAAGACGCTGATTGCAGAGCAACAGCATCTGGCAATGTAGGTTTTAAAGTTAAAACCAACCAAGGGAAGGTTATCACCTTCTGGACTTCTACGGCTGACGCAACCGTAAAAGCCCTTGATGACGCTGGAAACTTCCAGGTCATTGCAGGTACACGCCTTGCGGAAGAGAAACTTCCGGACGGTACCATAGCCTATGGCTTGATTCCAAAGGAATCAGCCAGCAACGGCTTCTGGAAGTAAACTTCCAGAGAAAAAGGGGATATCAATCCCCTTTTTTTTCTGTTCCGTAACGTATAACACGCAGTAGTCCGTAGCTGATTATGTACATCCACGTATAAATCTGCTATAACTAATTGATTGTGAGAGAGTTAGTGTGTTACAGGAACACATGTCCTCATTCCTTAATGTATTTTCTATGCCATATATTCCAATTTTGCAGCGGATAATATGGCTATAACTTCTTCTTTATGTGATCACACAGGTATAAGACTACAGCGT